AGCTAAGTCTTCTTTTTTGAGTAATGTATCTTTATAAGATTTTAAATCGTCTTCATCTAAATTCTTAGATATTTTTAAACTTCTAATTTTTGCGTAGTCATTTGCCTCAATAAATTTTCTTTCTTCATCGCTAATAAATTTTCCTTCAAATAGTTTATTTCTAGCATTTACAATGGCTTTGTTATTTAAATCATTTGTTTTCTTAAAAGCTTCTTCCTCAATTTTTTGAGCCTTATTAATTAAGTCTATTCTTTCTTGTTCGCTTAAAGTCCTGTTTTTAGATTGAAGTATAAGTTGTTGTACTTGTGTTTGAGCTTTGGCATTTGCCACTTCATTTGCATCTTGCGCTTTGGCAACTTCTCTTTGAGCTTTTGCTAAATCCATTGCGCCCTCTGCCGCTTCTTTAGCTGAACTACCAAAACTTGAAAATATTTCTGTTAAACTTCTGGCTCCAGTAACTAAGTCAAAAATAGACTGCTTAATAGTGTTGAATACTGCCATTAAACCTGCAAAGGCATCTTTTATTGGGTTAACTATTGGAGCAAAATCTTTAAAAATGAAAAATAGCGCGGCTACTGCCGCTATAACTAATGTGATTGGAGATAAAAGAACCCCCAAAGCAGCATTAAGCCCCCATGTTGCACCAGTTGCCACTACTTCTCCGGCTGCCGCCGATTCAGCGGCTACACCAGCTTCTATTTTTGCAGCTGCATTTGCCTCCGTTATGGCTGTATTTGCTGCAGTTGTCGCAGTAGCGGCTTTTTCTGTAGCCGAAAACCCTGTCACTATAGTTCTTGATGTGCTTGTTGCCACTGTATTTTCTTCAATAGCAATAGTATTTAATTCCTCTGCTTTAGTCATGCCAAGTTTAGCATTAACATATCCAATGATACCTTTTGCGCCTGTAACTACAGAATCGTTTATTTCTTTTACTTTTTGTACTGCTTGAGCCCCAGTTTGAATAAAACCTATTGCAGTTCTTGACACTTCCCCTAGCTTTCCGTTGAATAACCCTGTTTTACCTAGCGCATCTTGAATAGCCTCTGAATAGTTTCCAATATTCATTTTTTGTTGAAGAGTAGCATCCGCATTTGTTTTGATAAATGCATTATTTTTATCAATCGCATCGTTAAATATTTTCAATTGTGCCTGGCCTTCCACTGTTGAAACATTTACGTTATTTCTTGCCTGTGTCAATAATGCATTTTGTGCCCTTGCTTCTGTAATAGTGGCGACTTCATTTTTAAGACTTTCATTAGCGCTATTTATTACATCAACTGAAGCTTTATTGAGTGCATTTTGTTGTTGTGTTTGTAAGTTTGTGGCAGCAATTTGTTTCGCTATATCTGACTGTGCATTCTTAAGTTTTATTTCGGCCTTTTCTAAATCAGTTAAAACAACTTTCATTTTTTGGCTTTCATCATTACTTTTCTTTTGGGCATCTGCAAAGCTTTTCATTCCTGAGGCGTTGCTAAATTCTTTCATAGCTTTATCCGCATTGATTGCCATTTCAAGTACATTTTTACTAGTTGTCTGAACTAATGTATTAGCTTGGTTAAGTTGATCAATAAACTTTTCAAACCCCGGAATATTAAACTCTTGTGCCATGATATTTTTTATTTAAGAATATGATATATTCTTTATTTGACATTATTTATTTGCTTTTTGTTGTTGTTCAATAAGATTCAAAATTGCACACCATTCGCTTACAACTGTAGTAAATCGGTTAATTTGGAACCCATTTTTTAGAATTATAGCTATAGTTCTATCAAACTCTGTTTCATCCTTTGAGAATTCCTCTTTTGGGATAGTTTTAGTTATTCGAATAATATCATTTTGAATTAGCCCAATATTAGCAGTAAGATTTTCTTTAGTAACTCGATACATCTTCATTTCTTCGCTTACATCGCAACCTTTTTCTAAACAAAACCTTATAATTTCTAGTACATTTAACTTTTTTTCAAGCGTAATGACTTTGATTTTTTTTCTAAAGAGTTGTAGAGCATAATTATTATTTGATATCCTAAAATACTCATCTAAAATATCAAGCCATGCCTGTTGTAATTCTTCCTCTGGAACTTCGCTATTTTGGTCTTTCTTCAGAAAGTTTAGATTTTGTGTTGTCGCTATCTCATTAAAGTTGTGAATCGGGAGCTGGTTGCACTTCTTGAATACCATTTTTTGAACTTTTTTTAGCTTTTTTTTCTTGAATTTGTAGTGCTTTTGGCTGGTAAATTACTTCTGTTCCATCAGATAAAAAGTAACAGCATATTCCTAATTCATCATGTAGATCATTTAGCCGGCAAACAAAAACAATTTCGTTTAAAACAAATACTACTTGAGTTTCTCCTGTTTCTTTTTCAATTAATTGGGCAACTTTTAATTTATCGTTAAACCCTTGGGTATCTTTACATTTACACATTGTTATTTTAGTTTTAAGTTTGTATTTAAAAGGTCTATAGCATTATCTTGCGTTATTGCCGTGAACTTATCTAAGTTTTTTTCTTGTAATCCAAATAAGCGAGGTCCTACTCGCTGTAATAAGTTAGGTAAGGCTTGACTGTGTGAATCAAAATGAAATAATAGGGTTTGGCTTTCTTGTTTTGAGAATAGCTCTAAATTTTTTCGCGTTTCACCTGTATCATCAATATCGAAAGGGTCGCCTGCTTTTTTCCTGCCATCAGTTATAATTTGGGTCATTAGAGAGTATCTTCCTAAAATATTCCCTTCAGAATCTAAACCCTCATCCCATTGGCTTCTTTGTAAATCAGCTACTAAATTGTTTTTCTCAATACTCAAAAGCAATTCATCTATAAATTTTATAGTTGGATAGTTTTTTAGGTTTTCAGCAAATTCGAAAAAATTCATAGCTATAGGTTTTAAAAAATTAACCCCCTCAAATGTGAGAGGGTCAATAAATTAGCAAATAAGTAAGTGACTAAGTCAACACTACTGCTTCTACATTTGAAGCGTAGAATTGTGTCGATAAAATATCTGCTACAGGGGAATTTTTAACGCTATCATAAAGCTCGATAGTAACTGCCGCTGCTGTTGCTCCTGAAATAGAATATGTTCCATCTCCGTTATCAACTACTGTAACGGCAACTACTGCTCCTGTTGAAGCGTTTTTAACTCTAAAATTAGCTGTGGAAAGTCCTAGAATTGGAGAAGAATTATCACATCCACCCAATACTTTAACCTTAAATCCAGCAGCAGTTTTTACTAAGGTTGTAATTTCAACATTTTGAACTCCATTAATAGAATAGAAATCTAATGTATCATTTGATAACATGAAAGAGCGTCTTTCATTATATCCTTTTGTACCATCTTGAGTTAATTGAATATTAGCATTAACCATGGCAATTTTAGATCCACCATCATTAACGGTTTCATTATCCACTGAAAAATCTTGAATTTCAAAACCTTTTAATTTTCCTCCTTTGTTATCAAAGAAAAATTTACCTTCTGAATCTAATAGGATTAACCCCCATTTCTTCTTAGTTAAATCGTGTAGCGATTTTACTAGGCAAGTATTTGCTTCAAATTCTAAAGTAAAATCATATAATCCTTGAGAGATATAGATTTTCTTTTTGTTTGGCAAAGTTTGAAAGTTGTTTTTTGCACCTGCTTCTGCCACTTGCAAAATATCATTTAAAGGAACAAATTGCCCTTTTTTAATTAATAATGCTATTGCAGCATTATCAAAAATACCTATCATTAAATCAACATTTAATGAAGGGCTAACCAAGAATGCTTTTGTAAAGTCTCTTGGAGTGGTTTTACAACCATCAAACCATGTTCCAGCTGAACCAGAACCGCAGTTTATTGTGTCTATAAGTATAGCCATTTTTGATTTTTTAAATTGTTATTCAATACAGTCAGTAAACAAATTGATGTTACAATCGTATGTGATTGCATCCCAAATGTCTATAGAACCGCTCTCTTTTTGTTCGCTAATAGAATAATTTGGGTACCATTTCTCATGAATATTTGACGTTTTATCAACGTAGATATATTTCTTAAATTTGGAATTCCTCATTAGTCTATTAAATTCTGAAATAATACTTTGCAGTACTAATTTTGTAGTATGTACACGTGTTTCTACACGTTTATCAGCTGTATTATTAATAGCAAATATTAGGCGTAAACTTTTGTAAGTTTCAATATTTTGAGCGTTGTTATTGTAAGCCTTTTCGCTTGGGTACACTAACCAAATTAAAGGGTATTTGTCCTTTGTTTCTTTGATCCAAATATTTAGCTCTTTTTGAGTGCCAAACATAAATTTTACCGGTCTTTTTTCCTGTCCAAAAAATGGATTACGAAAAGTTTTCCCTTCTTGAAACTCATTAGAAATAAATTCTTGTGTAGGTATATCATAGTTTGACCCCACTGCTTGAAAAACATTAAATAACGCTTTCTCAATATTTTGCATTAGAATTTATCTTTAATTTTAAGGTTACAATTTTTTTTCCAAGTTGGATAACTAGATTTGTTCTCTTGCAAGAAACGGTATAGTGATGTTTGGTTTGAACGAATATTTACCGCTCCCAAAATAAATCTATTCCAGGCATCAATACGTTTTGAAAAGTTTTGAACCGTTGCAGAATTTTCACCAGATAAAACTTGCTGGCCTGTTCCGGCTGTAATAGTTCTATTTTCCAAAAGATAGTGGTAATAGATATAATCAGCTATAAAACTTCTTTTAGATGTCGCTAATGATGTTCCTATTACGAAACTATCAGTTTCAACAAGTCCATTCCATTTTCTTGTTTTACAATCCGAGTTTCCACATCCGCATCCACATCCCTCCCACCAGCTAATAGTGTCATAAACATCATTTTCATTGGTAGTAACCTCGTATGATTTTCCGTTTACTAAGTCCGTAATTTCTTGCGTAGCATTTTCTTTTAAATCAAATTTACCTCCTGAAAATTGTAAACTATCTACTACTTCTTTATACAAACATTCGCCTAATAAATCCAAAAGACATTGCTTTTCATAAATACCAATAAATCGACTTAGCTCATTAGCAACGTCCCCAATTTCGGTTACATTTGCTATTTTATAAGGCTCGAATTCAAAAAATGAAGGTGTTATGAAAAGCATATCTTATTGGGTTTACTATTTTTTAACTTCTTCAGCTACTTTATTAGCAATATAAAAGTCCATTGCAACTTTAGAAACGTTTGCAATATTTCCAGATTTATGACCTCTAAAATCCTTTGTGAATTTGATTTCATAAGAATTTAAGATATCCACCTCGTGGCTTTTATCTTTTGTTGCTTTTGATGCATAACCATCAAATACGTCTTGCATACTTACTACTTTACCCGCTGTAGCTTCTTTAACTTCTGCCATAATTTTTTTAAATTAAGATTACTATTTTTTTTAGTGTGCCGTGATCAATGATTTCACGTTTGTAAATGTATCAGATACAACTCCTGTACGAGTTCCCTCTGGAATTGCACTAGCCACAAATTTTTCCAAACGGTGAGATTTTAAGTTACGCTCTCCGTCATTTTCGGCAATCCATTCAATGTATTCTAATTGAGAATCGATAGCCACTTTTACGGCCATTTTTAAATCCCCTACAATAAATGAATCATTTGCAATTTCTAAATCGGTCTCAATTTTTACAGACACTTGTCCAAAATCAATTGACTGTGTCAATAAATTGATGCTTCCATTATTAGCTAACATATAGTGACCATCGGTAGCTTTGAGAGTTTTTAAATTTTCCCAAGCATAAACCGACATAATTACTACGTTTGGCACATATCCTAGTTTAATTAATTGAGCAATTACAGCGATAATTGCATCATAATTATTAGGATTTGTGTACGTTGCTTGAGCAGGAACTGGTGTAAATGGAGTAGTATTTGCCAAAATTTTTGTCAATATTTTTTTAGGAATCTCTTTTTCAAAAAATGACTGTAAAGTATTCAAAAAGCTATTCACAAACATTGGGTAAAATCTTCTCATTTGAGTAGATGTTTTCCAAAGTGTAGCAATAATTTCTGCTGGCTCTGAAATAGCGGCCCAGTTTGCTTTAGAAACAGGCTTAATTTGGCATTCTGGAGTAACTGCAATACTTACAGTTCTTGACTCAGAAATAGTAACCAAACGGTCTGCATTTAATGGCAATACATCAACATAATCTAATACGTTTGATTTTGCAACTGGACGTTTGAAAATTCCAGGTATCAATTGTGCAAAGTAGTTACCTACTGCTCCAATTGCTCCTGCAAATGATGTTGTACCATCATTTCCAGCAAAGTCATTCACTGCGATAGTATTATCAACATTGAATGATTTTTTAGTGCTTTGAGAATTTTGCTCATTATCAAAAATAGCTTTTAAAGAAGCTTCAACTTCTTTTGCTTTTTCTGAAATGTTTGAATGAAAACCCGATTTTTGTGCGGCTAAAACTTCTCCTTGAGTTTTAACTACTAATTCTAAATCCTCAATTGATTTTGCAGATGTTTCATTTGCAGTTTTCAATTTTGATTCGAAATCTTTTTCAAGAGTTTCTTTTACGGCTTTAACAGCCTCGTCGATAGCTTCTTTGTTTTGTTTAGCTTCGAACTCTCTTTTTGCAGTAGCGTAATTGTCTCTTTCTGCTGCTGACATTGCCTCTAAATCGGCATCTGTTTTGTAAGTAAACGGCATAATTTTAATGTGCTTAATTAATAAAAATTTTCTTTTTTTCTTTTTGAGTGCTAATATGCGGCTCTGGATTTTCAAGTGAGTTATCGGCTTGAACTTTATGTTCGATGGTCATGTCCATTGTCGGTGTTGCAAAACAACTACCTTTTACAACGGCACTACCTTCATCTCTAATTTTAGCTTCGGTAACGGCATAAAACCAGTTTACTTTAGCCAAGTCTTCTTTATTTGCGCAAAGTGGCGCATATTTGTCCCAATTCTCTTTGAATTGAGTACATTCAGGCTCTTCGGAATTCATACAGAAGTATTCCTTTACATATTCCATTCTTACAGAGTGGTTACGTACGTACCCTTTTTTGTATTGATTGAACATAAACTCATTTCTGTCCTCTCTTACTACTGCGTCAAATACTAAACATTCGCAAGAACCTTCTAGATCTACCCCTAATTCTTTGAATGTAAAAACTTGCGTATATGCCTTAATTTCATCCGAAATAATTCCTTTAAATGAAAGGTCATGCTCTTGGCATAAATAGATTAGTTTTTTTTCTGAAAGTGATTTTTTCCAAATTCCAGGGATATGTAAATCCCTATGGCTATCCAAAATATTAGTAGCATTGATTACTACCTTTACGTTTAGTACTCCTGAATCAATATCGCCATCCTCATCTTCATCATCCATTGTTTCAACAATAGCTTTTAATCTTTCTCCTTTTTTGTTTACGGCAAAAGACACAGCAGTTATAGATCCAAAATTTTGGCCGGATGTAAACTTTGGTTCACATCTTCTTTCGGCTTTCATTCTTGCCTGATTTTCAACTAACCAAAGATCACTTTCTCTTTTAGTAGCAAAATTTTTTATTTTTATTTTTGCCATTTCTCAACAATTTTATTATTAGAATTTCTTTTTTGCAGCTCTTTATCCCCAGTCTTTTTAGCTATTTCCTTTATTTTCTCAAAGTCAGTATTGCTATCGTTAGATAATTTCATTTTCTTTCAATTTTTTAGTTAGTTCGTCTTTAGAAAGCAAGTCTTTTTCAAATAATGAAATCAATAGATTATATTGAAGTTGCTTAGTCTCGATTAAAGTTTTTTCATTATCACTAAATACCGGTAGGTGTGAAAAATCTATAATTACTTTGTTGGAATGATTAAAAAAAGTTATCAGTTTTTCGATAAATGAATTGGCTAATGGTTCAATTGTATTTTGAACTACCTCAATCATTGCCATTTGTCTATTTTGGAACTTTGCGGTTTCGCTTGTTAAATTTTGAAATTCTTTTGGGATATTGAATTTGTTATAAATCTGTCTTGCATCTTCAATAGCTAAATTATCAAAGCCTACTTTTTCTAAACCTAAAGATAAACTTTGAACTTTTAAAGGAAGCGTTGAGAACATGATTCCTTTTGAGTTTGTCCCTAAAGAAGTTTCTGCTAATTGCTTTTCTAATTTTTCTTTATGAGTTGTTGTTTTTCCATCCTCCTGAAAAGAATCTGCTGGGATGGCTACGTCAAGACCTAAATCATCTGTTTTTCCATCTAATGAGATTAATTGGCTTCCAGTTCTTTTGATTAAATTTTCTTTACCCTGAAGAGAGTAAGCATAATTTTGAATTTGACTCTGAAGAGATAATAATCTTGAAATTCCTTTATACGGTTTTTCGGGATTTTGTCTAACGTCAAAGTAAGGGATTACGTCATTATAATTTATACTGCTAAAGTTATAAGGCTTATAATTAAATTTTATTTTCTTATCCTTTTTACTGAAAAAACTAAAAAAACTATCTATGAAATCAATTTGGTCTGGATCACAATTAAATAACTGTAATTTTGCGCTGCTTTCTAACCTTTTTTCAAATCCAACTGAAGAGGATTGTGGGACCACATAGTTATACCCATGGCTATAGTGATAATAAACCCACTCTTTGATAAACTCTTTATAATTTTGATTATCATTTGGATTTAAAAGTAACTGACAAAGTGGGTCAGTATCAGTAATCTCCTCGTCTTTATCGTTAAATGCTCTAACTTTTCCAGATGCTAAAATTTCAGCATAAAAAGTTATAGATGAATCAATAGGGTCTATTGTCTGCGCTAACTTGGTATAAAAACTTTGGTTGATTGCCTCCCAAGAAGTAGAGAGGATTGATTTGAAAATTATGTTTCCATCGTCAAAACCTAACCCCATTCCATTTGGTTGATTAGAATAGGTATGGATGAATCGCTGAATTAAAGATTGTAAATAACTTATCTCATAATTTTCGTAATCGAAATATTTTCACAAAGTTAAAAAACTTTTTTAATGCTAAATACAAAAGGGATAAAAAAATAATCAATAAAAAAAACCGCCCTGGAGTGGAGCGGCTTTTTATAAGTAAATTGAATTAAGGTGTTTTAAAAGTTGAATTATACCATTTATGTGTTTTATCAACGCATGTGCCGGATGCTTTATTTTTTCCAGTTATATTTCCATAAAACTCATATTCATCTGTATTGAGACTGCCATTTAAGTTTACTCTTAAGTAAATAGATCCTGATGACTGTAATGTTCCGCTCAAGCTAAAACCATAATAGTATAGGGTTCCATTGCTTAAGTACTTATGTGTAAAGCATGAGGCATTTTTTATTTGTCCACTTTTATCGATTTCAAAATCAAGGGTTCCATTTCCATCTGACTGGTTACTATTAATGATACAGTGATATATCCCCATATAAGAATTGTCAGGAACTGGGGTAGGAATTGGATCGCTTTTGGAGCATGATACAAAAGCAATTGATAGTAATAATACTAAGATAACATGTTTTAATTTTTTCATTTGATTTGGGATTTTAAGTTAATTTATTTGAATTCTATTTTATGAATAATAAACTCTTTATACTTTATGGGGAATTTAAGCATTTTCAAAGAGTGATATGGAAGCAGGAACTCATCACACAGTTTCTTGAAATTTCCTCGTGCTATTGGCACATTATCTTTATTTAAGAGTACTATTATATTTTTTCTTTGCATTCATTTTTTTTGTAAAAATACAACTAATATTTATAAAAACTAGTATTTTATAAATTATTTTTTACCAAAACTATATAAAGCCTCTGCCGCTTTTTTTTGATAGTTTACTGATTGAGTATTGTCTTTATCAAATGAGTTCCAATTGTGGCAAGTATGGCACTTTACATCCTTTTTATCTCCATCGATTTCTACCATAGATATAGCTTTCATTTGTTTAAATAATAGTTTATTATCGGTCAAAAGCCCAATTTCAGTAGTACAGGATTTGCAAAGGATTTTTTTAGGTTTGTTTGGCATATTATTAATTAATCAGTTATTTCTACTTTATAATTTTGAATGGCTTGATATACTTTTGTGTTTATTTTATCTTTCCATTTATCAGCAACTTTTTTTATATAATCTTCTTTTGCTATTTTATAATTATGAAATGCTTCTTCTTTAGTATCAAAAGTCCCTAAATAATGCCTTTCTTTTTTCTTAGAAACATAAGCCATAAATCTTTTTTTATTTTTGCTTACGCCAATAGGCAAATCACCTCTTAATCTTTTACATTTTTCAAAAAGGTAATTTATCTCTTCAGGAACAAAACAGCATGTATCTGGTCCATAAATTTTATTTCCTTTTATTAAAATATCTTTATCCAAATGAAAACCTTCTATGTAATTATCATTATACCATTTAGAGAAGTTTTGAAAATTATGCCATTCTTTACTAACTGAACAACCATAATAAGAAGGATAGCGTGTTATATGTTTTTCACTATAACACCTAAAAAACAAACTATTCCAAAGTATATACTTAGGTTCTTTTTTAATATTTTTATTTGAAATTGTGCCTTTAAATCCAATTCCATAAACTGACTTATGAAAAGGATTTTTTAAACTATTCCTTTTTAAGTTATCGTACTGTATGTTTTTTAATACATTACCTTCTTCAAACCTTACAGTACAATTTTTAGCATTGAAATATTCTATTATTTCAACATTATACCCTTCGTTTGTCCTATGTACTTCTCCTATTCTACTATTCATAAATATTTATAAAATTATTGTTAATCACTTGTTCCGCTAAAGCGGTTAAAGCATCTTGAATATCTTTAAAATCATTACCGCCTTCTCGACTATAATAATCCATACTTTTTATAGCTTTTTCGTATTCATTGTTGGGGGAAGACTTGTAAAACCTAAAATACTTTGAAATTATATAAGACTTATCAAATATCCTTTCGTCTTTATTTCCTTTAGCGTTATAAGTTTTTACTAAGGGGTATTTATCTCGCACCGATTTAGCATAAGTGTTCCCTAGTCCGTTTTTTTCGAACCAAAAAACCATTGGTTTGTGTTCTTTAGCTTTTTCAATATTTCTAGTAATCGTTCCTTTTTTAATAACATTTCCTTCAATATCTTTCACATCCTCACTACCTTCTTGAGTATAAAGAATATCGTGTACCCAAACTCTATTACTATGTATAACAGCAAAAACAGACGCTATATAGCACTTGCCGTCATCCGCTGGATCACAAGCTGCTACATGTATTCCTTTTGATAAATCCATTGTATCTACCTTCTCAAGCATATACATTAACCCCTCGAGGGGTTTTGGCTCTTGTTGATACTGATTGTTAAAAACCCTCTCATTTCGTTGTTTAATAATCAGTAATTCCTCTACGGTATGGAATTTATCACATAATGCTGTTCCGTCATCTTTCAACGCTTTTAAATTCAAATGATACCATTCATTAGATTGCTCTAGTAGAAAGCCGCTAAGATCTTTGGGCGCTGTTCTTTGTTGAATTACGATAATTGGAGTATACCGTGAATTTACACGATTTTTAATAGTACTATCAAAACGCTCGTTTATCCTGTTTAAAATTATATTACTAAATGCGTCCTCTGGCTTGTTAGGGTCATCAATAATTATAGCCCCTCCAAAATCCGTACTATTAAGGGGTTTGTTTATAAAAAACTCTTCTATTTCGTCGTCGGTTAAATTTTCAATCCCATATTCTTCAATAGATTTCCCCGCTCCAAAACCTGTAACTTGACCACCAGCCGAAGTTGCATACACTCCTCCGCCTTGTTCCGTATACCATTTCTTTTTACTTTTACTATCTTTTTTTAAGTTTAAAGGAAAAAGTTTTTGATAACTATCCGAGTACACAATATCTTTTATAGTCTCTGAATTATCTAAGGCTAAATCGTCTGAATAAGACAAATGAATAAATTTTGATTTTGGATTTAATGCCAAACAGTAAGAAATAAACATTTTAACTGCTATTTCTGTTTTTCTATACCTTGGTGGTATGTTTATAATTAACCTTGTAATCTCGCCTTTTAAAACCTTTTCAAGTACGTTCACTATCTCAATTTGATATTCGTATAAATTAGGTTTATACCCGTAGAATTCTTTTTGAATGTATTTTATATAGTATTCAAAACTCAATCTACATAATTGAGCTTCTACATCTTCTATAGTTAAATTACTTAGTTCTATTTCCGTCATCGAAAAATGAGTTTTTTAATTCTAGCAGCGTGTTTTTCGAAAGCTTTGATAAATCTGGCTTTGGTGCATTTAATTTATCACCGCCTGTAGTTATATCGGTTCTTATAGGGGAATAATCCCCTTCTATTTTACTTATCTCAGCTTGTAAATTTTTTATTGTATTCCTTAAATCTACCTTTTCCTTAATTGTCAAAGCTCTTGGTATATGATGCTCTCCATCATTATTTAAGATCATTTGAATTGTGATATTTTTTTCTAATTCTTCTTGACAGCTATTAATTTGATTTTGTAGAATTTCTAACCTTTCTATTTTGCTTTTTATAGCTGTTTTAACGCGTTCTTTTCCAGCTTCTATACTTTGCTCTGCAATTGCTTTTTGAGTTGATTCTTGGTTAATTGCGTGCCTTTCATTCGCTGATTTCCAATATCTTACAAACGTAGTCTTGGGTAAGTTCCATTTAGTGCCGTTTAGTGCCAAACAATCGCTATAGCTTATTCCTTTTTCAAGTTCAATAAGCATATCGGTTATAATGTTTTCTTTGTTTGGTTTGGCCATGGTATCAAATTCTCTCTTTAGTAGAAAAGCCTTTTTTATTTCCTAAAATGTCTTTTATATTGATCTTATACCAATACAATAAATACTTAGCTTTTTCAACTCCGTTTTTATATACAATTAACCCTCTTAGTGGTCGGCAGTATTCGTGAAATGATTCTCTATCCATTTTAATACTTTTATTTATTTTTTTAAGCCCCTTTCCTGTACTTTTATTTTTGCCAATTTTGAGTTACACAAGGGGCTACTTATTCAAAAAATCCTAGGTTTTTGATTTAGTTGAAGTGGAGGGAATCGAACCCACAAAGCCTAAGGCGACGATTTTACAGACCGCTGATTTAACCACATTTACCATCACTTCAATTTTGCTTGTCTTTCCAAGCTGTCAAAGGGACATATAAATATTTTATTTCATAGCTTTCTTAGAAGCATCAAGTAATTGTTTTGCTTGGTCTGTGTCAATCACTGCTAATTTATTAACAGGCGATTTAAATTTTAATGGGACAGTAGCTGTAATGTATTTCATATTAGTTTGAATACAAATATCTTCTGGAGTAAATCCAAAAATAGCTTCTCCATTCTCTCCATAACTACCATCTTCACTTGGTGAAGGCATTACAAAATCTCCGTAATTTGTACCCATATCGCCTCTTACTAATTGCATAGGGTTACTTAATTGAGAGTTTACAGAACTAACTTTATTAACTTGATAATAACCAATTGGTTCAGAAATACCTTCAATAAAAACATACATAAAGAATGTTACGGTTCTATCGTTTTGTAATTTCTTAAGCTTAATCAAGTTATCTCTTTCCATACTCCAAGTAATGTCTGGTAATGGTTGATTTTGATTTAAACGCTGTTGATTAGTCTCTGTATGAGCTTGTTCTTCTACAGCACTAGTATTAGCTGGTTTATTCCCTTCGCAATCAGCAGACATTAACAAAGTTAATACAGCAAATGATAATAGTAATTTTGACAAAATGTTTTTCATGATCTAGTTATTACAGTTAAATTGTTCGTTAGTTAATTGATATGGTAATTGATTTGACTTCCATAAACTACGTCCCCACATCTTAGACTTAGCGTTATAAGTTTCAACCCATCTGTTAAGGTTCGTTTTGATTGTGTTAATTCTTTGGGCCTTACTAAATTGCTCAAACATAACATCGTTATCAGGCAAGTCTTTCATGTTGCATAAATCAGTATTTAGCTTAACACAGGTGTTGTAAATTTCTTGATACTCTTCATAAACAATAACGGCATCTTTAATATGAGCCGCTTCCGATGCTTTGTTTAAAGAGAAATTGACAATTGAGAATACAATTGCCAGAGCAATTAGCCAATAAATTGCTTTTTTAATAATGCTGAATTCTTCCATTTTGTATTTTTTGATTAATAAAAAACTTTGGTAAGATTATCAGAACCCAAAGTAAAAGTTGCCCCAACAATGTTTAAAAAGTTTGTTAGTAGATAAGAACGTTATAATCTTAAGTGCTATAATAACACTTAGTTGCGGTCGGCAGATTCGAACTACTCTTTAGGTTTATGAGACCTTTGTGCTAACCTTTACACTACCCCGCAATAAAAAAATCAGAAAAACAGGCAAAAAACTGACTTTGGTTTAAATTACCAAGAAACATCTTGATGCATCTGGATAATTGAGTACCTATTTTTTTTAATCAAGGGCTAATCACCTCCCCAAACTACAATGTAAAACCACAAACCATTAAATAATTCTATGGCTAGAAATATTCAATACAAATATAAAAAAAGAATATAATATATTCCATTTATTTTTAAAAAAATTGAGAAAATCCTATTTGATATGGTATGTATATCCTTTTTCCTTTTTGGTTTTCGCAAATTGAATCCACTCGTCAAGTTTCATTATTTTTTTTACTGCCTCTCCGGTAGTATTGCAAATTTTGATTACTTCTACGTCAAACATTACAAAGTATTAATATCAATTGCTAATCCATTTTTAATAAGCCCGAAAATATCAAAATGCCATTCAAATAGTTTTAAAATATCTTCATAATTATTTTTCATAACAAATTCTTGCGGATTTACAGAAGTAATTAACCAATCAAAATCTAAATAAGGCATTTTTTTCTGTGGAACAAACTTTTCTCCATTCACTTCTATTTCTTTTTGGAGGTCTGAAAGTGGTCTTAGGATTGGTCTTGAATTTTCATAATCAAATTCTCTTGTGCTACAATGTTGATAATAATAAATAGTATTATTAAATTTATATTTCAACTCATAAGGCAAATAAGGTGCTAAGTGTTTTAATTCTAATTTCATAATTTCTCGTTTTAAAAAAGTGATAATTGTTTTTGTTCTTCTAGAACTGACTCCCATAGGTTTGGGAACATTTCTAAATACCTGTTCATGTAGTCAAAAGATTGACCACCAAGTATCGTAATATCTATGAATTTTTGCTTTAACCTAATTAATGGAACTTTCTCTCCGTCAACCAGATTAGCATAAATTATATTACTTTCTCTGCTTATGAAATAGCAGTTTTCAATGTGAGGGATCATTACTTCAATATCTTTTCCATAATTCCCTCCATTGCCTTTGGATTGCGTTCGTGAGCCATGAGAAAACTACAAATCAAAGCTTTATCTAATAAGTGGTTTTTCATCACAAACTCGGCATTATTTTTAACCACGTTATAAAAGTGCATTGTGCCTTCTGCTGAAGCTTCAAATATTTCATTGTACTGTTTTGTCTGCTTATCTAATGGAGCATAAATTCCTTTGAGCTGTGTTTTTAATGGTTTGTTTGCCATTGGATTTTTTTTTAAATCTAAATCGTCCAGAATTTCAATTGCACGTTGCATTAATATTCTAAGTTCAATTAGATTATAACCGGTTTGGTGTTCTTGTGATAGCTGCATTTTAGGATACTTGTTTGATTTTTCGACTTCTGTGCGTTGGGTATTCTAATTTCTTGATCTTGGTAAGGTTTCTTGTTACCAATTGAATTATTTTTTTGTGATGCTCCGTTGGGTCATTATTTAAACCCCTGGATTGTTCTATTTTTAAAGTAGGGAGAATTAACTCGATTGTCTCTGCTCTTTTTCCATCTACTTTTGCGGATAGTATCAACGATTTTTCCTTTAAATAGTACTCATTGGTATAAACACAATGATTAAGCTCGTCGCCCTCTTCTTTGAATTCTTCGACACTTTTTAAAACTGAAATTGAAATATTTTTGTCTTTTATTTCTAAGCCAAAAAACTTCTTATTTCGCTCTACATATTCTTTTATTGCTTTTTCAAGATTTTGCTGACGTTTAATAATTTCCTGACGTTGGCGCTGTCTTTCTTCACGTGCTAATATTTTACGTTTCTTTTTCATTAGCCGATCATGCTCTAATTTTAAGTTTTTAGGGCATACGTATTTTACATTTAGCAAATCTTTTTTGAAGTATTGCAATAGGTCCAAATAGTCAATATAAATAGTATAGTCATTGGGTTTATAGTTGTTCCTAATGCAAATTTTAAATGTGTTCCAATAACTATTTATTCTATAAGAATACCCAAGGCCTAGTAAACCGTATTGCTTTGCTTTGAGTAGCGTTTCCAACTTTGAATTGTACGGAACCAGTTTCACCGCTTCAAGAAAAGTCAATCCTCTTAAATTGCAGTCAATACCGAATTTTTTATATTCGGGTTTAATTTCTGAATCAGGGTGATACTTTCTGGCATATACATCGTATTTAGATCTATTCCAACTCCTTGTATTTTCAACTCTAATTTCCATATTACCTCCCCAAGAATCACAAAAAGCTTGTGTGTTATGTTGTAGGCCAAACATGGTAACTTTTAAATTAGGCTGAATCCAGTACTGCAATATTTCATGGAGTAAGTACTTAACCGGTTGACCTTTTTTATAGTGGGCAATTAGTTCGAAGTTTCTAACTATTTGGAATTCGTAAAGAGTATCACAAATTGCAAAATAATTTTTTTGGGTGTCGGTAGTGCAACGCGATTCTTTGATTTGAAGCTTTGTTTTGCAATGCGGACAAGTTGCCCTTTTTCTACTCACTAAATTTGGTGAGAAGGTTTCCCTACAATCAAGACAAAGCACTCTATTTTTGGTTGCATAACCTCGATGCTCTAAACATTCTTTGTAAGCCCATTGCTTTTGGCGGTCAAGTATTTTTGGTAGGTATTGGCTTAACTCGACAACCCTTTTCTGAAGTATAGTTTTTGGGTTCATAGCTAAAACAAAGTTGGTTGCACACTTTCTTTTGTTCATCTTTTTTTGGAGCTGATTTCTTCTTCATTCGCTCCATTTCTTGACTAATTATTTTGTCCTTTGCATCCTGTTTAGCTTTGGCAATATCATCTTCTGAAAGTTCTACTGTATGATTAACTACAACTTTACAATTTACATTGCCTTTATCGTTGATTGAATCTTCATCGTAGTAGTGCTTTGCCATTCCAAAAATTTCTTCGTCAGCAAATCCGCTACAACCCGATTTTTGAACTGTTTGAAGAATATAATTTATACAGCCATCAATATTTTTATTTTCCTTTTTCAAAGTTTCAGCAAACAATGGATCTTTTGCTGCGGTTTCATTCAAATGGTTTTGAATTATGGTTTTAAAATTGTCTGTCGATTTCATTTTATTATATTAGTTGTTAAACTCAATTCTTGTTTGGTATTTTCCTTTGTAACCTTTAATTTCACATAACTTAATGAATTCATAAGGGGTTTCTGCTCCTAATTTTCTATCGTCAATTATTAATTTTTCCAGATCTTTGTAGTAGAAAACTAAAAACCTTTTAAATGATTTTCTGAAATAGTGATTAATGAATTCATCTATTTCTAGATCTGTAATCTGTCTTTGTGAAATTATTTCCCAGTTATTTTCAACTCCAGTTTTACGATTTTGAAATGGTATTAAATCAAATATCAAAGCTATTTGCATTTTCTTTGAACTGATTTTATTATAAAAACCATAACTAACTCTAATGTTTTTATTTTTTATGAACGATCTTAAGAAAGAGAACTCATCTAATGAATACTCTTCTTGTTTATTCCATAAAACATTGAATTTTTTATATTTATTCATTACTTTTTAATATTCTAATTCAAAATACCCGTTAATATCGTAGGCTATTGAATTGGTTATTAATTCTTCTAGTTGATCTATATTTTCCTCTTCTTCTTGAAATTCATAAGCACCGGTTTGTATATTCCATTTGGCATGATAACAAGAATTATCTAACCTGAATTGAAAAACGTTTGCGTCAATTGTAGTTCTTGGAGTGAAAAGTAGTATAGCCATAATATTGCTTTTTTAGGTGTTAAACGTTAAGCAATATTGGGTTGACAATTTTTACTGTGAAAGGAATTTTGGAAGTTTATTTAAAATTTATATTCGCAAAATTCTAAATCGTAAATACCTAATTGTAAGTTAATTTCGTTTCTTAACTCAATTCTTTCATGAGGTGTTTTTTGGCACTCATCGCGTTTTAATTTCAAACGAATTGAAGAAGCTTTTAAGGCAATTTGAATTAAATCTGATTTTGATAAATGCAGCGGTTTATGTCTTTGTAGAAACTCAACAAATTCAAAATAACCTAATCCGTATCTATCGATAAGGCCTTGCTTGTATCGAATAGGATCTCCGCTTTTGAAATGATTACTTTCGAAGGATTGAATATGAATGTTGTGTAAGTTTAATGCAGTAGTCCTGTTTGCTCCAACACTGATATAATGCCCACCATTCATTTTTCCGTAATTCCCAGTAGCAATACATGGGTTTCCAAAATCAATAATTCTTGATATTTCGTTGATAATTGGCTGAACTACTTCTGATCGGTATTTATCTGGAGACATTAATTCAAGCTTTATTCGCTTTTTTTCTTCGGAGCTTTTTTTTGAATTGTCACGCTCTACTTTTTTTCTTCCAATTGCAGCAGCTTTTTGAAGCTTTAGTTTTCCGTTTTCAGAATTTAAAAGCCAGTTGGAATAGCATCCACACATTTTTCCTAAGCCGTAAATCCGGTGTATTGTTTTATGTCCACAACCGTATCCTTTAGCTAATCCTGTTCCATTGCATGGTTTTGGTTTTATTTCGATCATGATTAAAAATTGATTTTATTCATTTGGGATTGTTTCGTTTCAAAATGAAAAACAACCTCTGAGTTGAGCTGTTTCAAGTCCATTTTCTTGATTTCTTCTAGTCGTTGTTCGAGTTTTACTATTTCTTTTGAAAGTTTTACAACACTATTTTGCGGACATTCAGATATGAATTTTACATAGTCATTCAATTGCTTTTCTATTTTGTTTCGTTGGCTAATGTGATTCATTTTCTGAATGATTTGCCTTTAAACTCGACTATGTTGAACATTTCAAAAAGTCTATCATAAACCCTTTCACCGTATTTTTTGGAGAATTGATCTAACGCAGCTTCCATGTTATCTGGATAGGCTTCATCAAAATTGCAAGTCACAAAAGTTTTTGATTTTCGATTGTAACGCTCTTCTAATATTTCTTTGAAAATATTAACCTTTCCAAAATTTGAAGCAATGCGTTCTGTTTTCAAATCGTCAAAGTATCGGTTCCCGTTGAACATCATTTTTTCAAATTCATCGCGAAGAATATCTGTAGAACATTTTTCAAAAAGCGTTACTGTTTCATTTGCAGAATAGCCTTTAAATCCAATTCCAGGAATGCCTTTGAATATTTTTTCAAAAACTTTCATCGTTGAAGTTTTACCATTGCCAAAATTCCCAATAATCAAAATTCCTTTTTCAAAACTTGGAACTGATAAATTTGAAAGATTATCACAATCGAAAAACCGTTCATCTTTTGAGAAATAATAAATCAAAGGCTCCATATTTTTAACCGTAATTCCATCGATTTTTACAAAAGGCCTTTGGTTTACTTCCTGAAAATTAGCCTTAAATAAGTTCCATAAATCTCTTGCGGTGATAGAAAATTCTTTGTTTGGTTTTGGATCTAAAAGCCCTTGCAAATAGTCTGTTGTTTTTTTTATTTGCTCTGGAGTGGCAAACCGATGTTTACTTTCATAGGCTTCAATTTGTTTGTTTGAAAGTTCAGTACGATCCTCTGGCCTTAAACTTTTCAGATATTCATACTTTCGAATTCCAATAATCTGAATTTCTATTTTATCTATTTCTTGCTGATGGCCTAGCGAGTGATTCTGATTTTCCATAACCTTCTTTTTTTATTTTTAAAATTTCGCCTGGTAACCATCTTGAAAAGTGACCCGCATAATCTTTTTTGGAAATTTTAGTATCTAGCTCTGTGATTAATTTTTGATTGAATATTTCAATCCAGTTTTTAATTTCTTCAGAAGCTATTTTATTTTGCATTGAGATTGTCTCTATCCAAGTTTGGCTTTCTAAAAGTTCAATTCCGAAAATTTCATTTTGGGATTTTTTTTCTTCCTCTTTAAAATTTTCTTTTATCTTATTATCTTCTTTTCTTATCTCTTCTTTTCTTATCTCTTCTTTTCTTAATGCTTTTGTTTCGGTTTCGTTTTCTGAAAGCGGATTAAAACCGTTCGGTTTATTTTCGCTTTCTATTTGCTTTTTTGGACGCCCGCCTAAGGCTCCGTTTTTAGAGTTTATTTTTGATTTTTCCGAAAGTTTTTCCCACTGTTCATCAAGGAAGTTTATTCTTATTTTTCCTGACTTAATTTTGATTATTTTTTCAGAAATCAATTCTTCAAATAACTCTTCATTTTTAAGTCTTTTTATAGCTTGTTCTATTGATAAATCACAATCCTTTTGCCAGTATAAGGCTTTAATTGTTGCAAATAAACCTTGAGCTTGTAGGGTACAAAACATAATGTCTCCAGCTAGCCATTCGGCAGGCTCAAATTGAAAATATGGTAGTCTCTTACTCATGTTTAACTATTTTTATTTTTCCATTTAATAAAATCATCAACTGATTTATCTTTTTTTTGTCTGTTACATCTTATACAAGAAGTTGTTAAGTTTTCAACATTATCACTACCTCCTTTTGAAAATGGAATAATATGATCTGCTTCAAGTTTTTTCCCAACACTACCACAATATTGGCAAGTATAATTATCCCTTTTAAATACATAGTTGATTATTTTATACCATCCTTTTACATCTTTCTGGTACATTCTTTTACGATTAAAATAATCTTCAACTTCAAGATGTATATCAGGCAAAAAATTCATTCTTTCAAGGCTTGCAAATTCAATAAAAGACTCTTTAAATTCTTTAATTTGATTTTCTAAAAAAGGATTTTTAGCTAAATCTGAGATAACTGAGTCTCTATACTTTTTAGCATATAATTTGTCTACAAAACCAAACCAATTTTTCGAGACTTTTCTTTGTTCTCTTGCCATAATTATTTAAAATATTAAATTAACCTCCACCAAAAGGCGGAGGTTTTTTATTTAATTACTATTGCTCAATAATTGCAATATCAGGACATATTTCTATGATTTTTGAAAGCTGCTCATCAATGACTTTATCTCTGATATCTTCCATTGTCTGATTAGCAGCAGGAGAAAGCAAAACAAAAGCTACTTCTCTTCCATTAACCTGGGCAAATGTTTCAACTTCAAGAGTTTCAGCAGGCGTGCCTTTAAAAATTGGTATTTTAAGCGTAAAAACAGGAGGAAGATTACTATTAACTGTTTGAGCAAATTTATCAGTTCTATCACCGTTTTCCTTGGCTGAACGCTCGATGCTATTATTAACCGTTGCAGTAAAATTCATTAGTTCAGTAACTAATCTCATATTTTCTGCTTTATCCGTAAAAAATGCACGATTCATTTTAAAGAACATTCCAAGCTCTGTAGGGGTCCAAACCTTTCCGGTATTAATACCAAACTCAATAAATTTTGGATGTTCTGCAAGAGTTCCAAGAACACTTCCCTGCAGGTATTCATCGCTTTCGTTGGTTACAAGCTTAATACTTATTTTCTCACGATTAACCAAAATATGACAACGCTTCTGATTAATCTGATACTCTTGGTCTTTCCTCTTTGAAAGAAATTCTTGTACTGAACTGATAACACCTTCAAGTTTCAGCTTTACTGGTGGTTTTACAGCTAATTCATTTACTTCTGATACTTCGCGAACAATAATTTCAGCTTTAGACATTCCTGGGGCAAGATTTACTTGCAATTTTTCATTTTGCATGATATTTAATTTTTAGAGTTTTTAAATTATTCTTTGTCTGTTCCTGTGCGTACCACCTGAAAGATATTTCCTTGAAGTTCTTCTGCATAGGCTGGGCGGCTTTCAATAAGCTCACCATCCTCATTATAGAAACCAACTTCACGTGTTTCAAGGTCAATAAATTTGTAACATACCTCCGTAACATGTTCTGATTTATTTTTTAAGCCTCTCAAAATAGAGGCTCTTAATTCAGATAGTGGCTTTAATCTTAATTTAAAAAGATTCATAGTCGACTTTTTTTCATCTTCTATATCGTTGATTTCGATTGCTGTTTCTGAAAGCTCTTCTTTCATTTTAAGCAATTGCTCTGGAGTAAATCTTTTCATGTACCCCTTTTGCTCTACTGAGTCGCAATTGTCTTTTAAAAATTGAATTCTTTTTTTAGGATCTTTAATATCCTTTCCTAATTCTCTTTGCATAATTTTTGTTTTTTTGCTTATTAGCAGTTAATTATTAAGTTTTAAAAAATACTCTTTGAAATTCCCGCTTACTGTTCGGGATTCAATTGGAACGTTCCAAAAGTCCTTAAGGTCTTTTATCCTACGTCTTAGGTCGCCAATCCTATATTCAAGTAATGCTTGAGTAGTCGTTAGCTTTTCGCCCCTTAAAAGAGCCTCATATACTATTTTACATTGTCTGGAAAACTTCGATTTATTGGCTTCAAAATGCTCTTGACTTCCAATGTTATTTTCATGGTGTGAAAGATTTTCAAAATCTAATATTTGCTGATTCATAGATATTGGTTGTTTTTAATTTCATTTTCAATTTGTTGAAGCAGGGCAATATCAGTTGGCTCTGGGAGGTAAATACCAGCCTCTTTAGATGCATAGTTCCTAAACCTATTTATTGCCGTTGTCATTTGCCCTTTATCAATAATTGAGGTTGATTTATACTCTATCCTTATTTCTCCAGTTTTTTTATTAATGTATTCATATTCAAAAATGTCTTTATTGATTTGTTTTTTAAAGACTTCTTGTTTAATATATGAGGCTGTTTCCCCATATTCTAAAGCATACCATGATATAATTAGGTGTAGGTAACTATTTTGTCGTATTGAGCGTTTTTGCTTTTTCTCGACTAATTCAAATGTTTTTCCTTTTTCCAAAAAAAATCTAAACCTTTCTATTGCCCTCTTTTTATCTAAGGCTATTTCTGAATTGAAAATCATCTCTATTATTTATTAGGTAAATTCAAGGTACTCTCCTGTTTTACAAATTTTTGTTTTGAATGGGAATTTATCTTTTGGAACTTTTTCTATGGTTTGGATTAGGTATTTTCCTCCAGTAAAAACCACTCTTGGCTCCTCACGATATTCAATCTGAAGATCTAACCTGTCTCCTTTTCCTTCGAAATTTGATGGTGAAACTTTATAATTAAGAATGATAATCTCTTTATCAAGTACTTTTGAAATATTTATTTTTTCTCCAGTAAAATTTGTAATTACAGGTTTAATAT